GCGTATTCTGGTGCTGTGAATGAGCAAAATGTGTTCTTACTTAAATGGATCTCTTTTAATAGATCCTTGTTTGTCAAATACTTTATTTTCGGTATGATTGTCATTAGTTTAGGTTCTCCTACTACTTATTATAATAGCACATTTTTACAAGAATAAATAGAGTGTACAAGAGGAAAATCACTCAAAATGGCATTACCTATTAACCCGCAAGCACAACTCGTAGCACAAATATCTTCATCGATAGCCACAGCCACCAACGAAGCTAATGCAGCACTAGTTAATGCATCTAGTGCATTAAGCAAAGCAGGACTTGATGCAAAAATATCTGCATTAAGCGGAGATGTTGGTTCGTCTCTTAATGGTATTGCAGGCAACTTGCCTTCTATGTCTAATATCGGTGACCAGATTTCAAAATTTGGAAGCTCGTTACCAGGAGCATCTGCGCTTGGAGGGCTAGCAAGCACTGTACAGAGCAAAGTTGCAGGGCTGGGTAATATCAGTTCTTTACAATCAGCAGCTGGTTCTATCAGTAATATTGCTTCTGATTTTTCTAGAAGCCTTGATAAGTTATCGGCCGGAAACTTATCCGGTGGATTGTTAGGATTAGCCACTAGCATATCTAAATCAGCAGGCATGTTGAATAATATTTTAAGTTTAAAACGCGGCGCAAACTTACCACAAGGTGGCGAACTATTCATGAAACAGGCCGCGTCAGTAAAACTAACTCCGGGATCGGCAGATGACTGGAGAGTTAAAATAGACTGTAACTGGAATCTATTTGGTGGTAATGCATTATTTAACGAACTCAGAGAAACTGGCGGATTTGTTTTTCCTTATCTTCCAAATATCACAGTATCAACTAAAGCAAACTATACAACTATCGATCCAGTTCACAGTAACTATCCTTTCCAAGCATATAAAAATAGTGCGGTAGAAGATATTACTATTGCGGGAGACTTTAGCTGTGAGACTTCTAAAGATGGAGCGTACTGGATTGCTGGAACAACCTTTTTCAAGACAGCTACAAAAATGTTTTTTGGTAACAGCAACTACAGTGGTAACCCACCAATAATCTGTACATTGTCTGGTTATGGTTTTAGTGTATTCAACTATGTTCCAGTGATTATAAAATCATTCTCGGTTGATCTCAAAGACGATGTAAACTATATTAGATGTCAAGCGTTTGGACAACAAACATGGGTTCCAAACTTCAGTACTATTACCATTGTAGTAAGCCCAGTATATAACAGATCAAGATTGAGACAGTTCAGCATACAAGATTATGCAAGAGGCGATATGACAACACAAACAGGCGGAGGATTCATCTAAGATGGCCAACTATACAGTTTCGTCTCCGTGGGCAACTACTCAGCAGAATAATCTCTATTTAGAACTTCTCGATATTAGACCCGTTCCTGCTGAGGATGATGATTTTCTTTACATAATTGAAAATCATTACAAGCATCTTCCTGATTTGTTGGCCTATGATTTATACGGCAACACCAAGTTATGGTGGGTATTTGTACAGAGAAACATGTCAATATTAAAAGACCCTATCTACGATTTCGAACCGGGCGTTTCAATTTATATTCCTAAAAAAACTAACCTAGAAAAATACCTAGGAGTATAACATGGCAGATTTATTTTCAGCACTTAATCTTGTTAACAATGCAGTCAACGTAGCTCAAAATGTTGCTAGAGCCGCAGGTGGCACAGCCGCAAGAGATCTAGGAGCAGCAGTTGGCAAAGTTCTTCGTCCAGATGGCGAGCCTGTTCTAGATAAATTTCAGACCAATCTCAACAAAGGTACTGTACAACAAACAACAGGTTTTAGTGGCAAGGGTGCTACAGTTACCCGTGCAACAAGAGAAATACAAGATCCAGGAAAAACATTATCCAAGAGTGGTGTCAACGTTCGAGGTATCCCTAATCCTTTAGAAAATTTTGCTACTTGGAGTCCGTTATGGACGATGGCAGCACTGACTCCTAGACAATTTAACAATCCTAAATCATATAGAAAAAGTTTAGGCGATTTAAAAAATGTTATATTTTCATCTGGCGGTCGAGCAGATGCTAAACGTACTGTATTAGCTGGTGGTATTGCTCCGGAGTATTTTGTTAATAACTTTGTTATGCAGAATCAAATTTCTGCTTCACAAAAAACTGGTAACAGTAATGCAATAACATTCACATGGGACATCTACGAACCCTATTCTATGGGAATGTTATTACAAAGTATGCAGTTAGCAGCACTTGAAGCTGGTTACGAAAGTTATCTTGACAATACTCCATATGTTTTAAGATTAGACTTTGTGGGATACACTGACGATGGCACACCATACACAATTTTAAAACCCAAATTCTTCACTATGAAATTAACAAAGATTAAATTTCAAGTAACAGAATCTGGAAGCGTGTATAAGTGTGAAGGTATTCCTTACAACCATCAAGGATTTAGCAATCTTATCAACAAGCTGCCCAGCGATATCGCTGTTAAAGGCAGCACGGTATCTGAAGCATTATGTACCAGCGAACAAAATCTTGTTAAAGCTCTAAACAAGATTGAAGAAGACTCTGTTAAATCTGGTAAAACATGTTATCCTGATGTTTATAATATTGTATTTCCAGAAAACTCTCAGACCTTTTCTAACGTTGCAGAAGGAACAGAAGATGCCAAGACTGCTAAATTTAACCCAGCAGCTCCTAGACCTCAGATAAGAGTAGGGAATGCTGGTACAGGGGCATCGGTGTCGTTGCCACCATCGAGTGTTATAGCTAGCTCGTCATTAGGTTTCGGACCAACATCTGCAGGTAATCAGTCATTTAATAAAACTGCTGATGTTACTAATGCAAAAACAGGCAGGAACGAAAAATCAAAGATGACTCCTGATCCTAAAGTAAAGACTTTGCAGTACAAGCAAGAAATGCCAATAACCCATGTTATAGCAAACGTGGTTATGAGTTCACAATATGCCTATGACACTCTACTGCCAGGATCAATGCAACCTGACGGAACTTATAATTGGTTTAAGATTGATGTGCAGATAAAACTCAAAGAAAATGAGTTTGACGAAAGAAGAAAAGACTATGCTAAAGAAATAACCTATAGAGTAATTCCTTATAAGGTACACTCCAGTGTGTTCTCATCATCGGGAACAGGTTTACCAGGATACGGCGAGATTGAAAAGAAAATAGGAAAACAATACAACTACATTTATACTGGTCAGAATAATGATCTTTTGAAGTTTGATATTGATATCAACAATTTATTCTACTCTGGAGTAAATCCCAAAGGCGAAGAAAACTCATCTAAAACCAATAATCAAGATCAACGATCCGGAGAAGAAAAACCGATCGGGAATCAAGTTCCTGCTGGATCTGACGATGCAACAAGAGCCACGGTTGAAAGTGCTAACACAGGCAAAGGCGGAGTGAAAGCTGATTTTGATCAACAGAAAATTAAAGGTGGTTCTGGAGAAAAAAATAAAACATTAGTAGCACAGAGTTTCCAAAGTGCTTTCTTAAAAAACAACGGCGATATGATCAATATGAACGTTGAGATTTTAGGAGACCCGTATTGGCTTGTTGACAGCGGAATCGGAAACTATTTTGCCGAACCTGGTGCAAACGATCAAGTTACCGGAGATGGCACAATGAACTATGAAGGCAGCGATGTTTATATCTATATAACATTCAGAACCCCGATTGACGTTGATGATCCAGGCGATGGCTTATATAACTTTGCAAAAGGAAAGATGCAAGAAAGTCCATTCAGTGGAATTTATAAAGTAACATTCTGCGAAAATAAATTTACAGATGGAACATTTAAGCAAAGTTTAAAATGTTTTAGAATGCCTTATCAAGCATCAGACTTCGATCAGAAGGCAAATGTAGAAAAAGCAGCGGTACCAGCATTGGTCAAGAAAGACCAAGCAGAGCCAGCAGCTACTACAGTAGCCGAAGCAGTAACTCCACCACCAGTACCTTGTTAAGGATATAAATGGCACAAGAAAAAAGAATAGCAGATAGTGTTGAAGCAGCCAAAGGCAGTATGCCTCCTGGCCCTCTATTAGCACGAGTTATCAGTCATCTTGATCCTACTTTTATGGGAGCCCTAGAAGTTACATTGTTAAGAGAACAAGGTAATGGTATGGGTGTTGACGAAGAAACTTATATTGTAAAATGTGCAAGTCCCTTCTTTGGTCATACCGCATTTGAGCATACAGGTCAGAACTCTATTATCAAGAATAAAAACACCAAGACCTATGATGCTTATAATGACACACAGAAATCTTATGGCATGTGGATGGTTCCGCCAGACATTGGTGTAACAGTTATGGTGGTGTTTATCGAAGGTGATCCTGCTGATGGATATTGGATTGCCTGTATACCATCGAAACTTGCAAATAATATGGTGCCTGGTATTGCAGCATCGTTAGAGCTTGACATTGACGAAACAGATAAAAAGAAATTTAACACAACACAACCCCTGCCAACAGCGGAAATTAATAAACGTATTAATGGAGAAGAAGGCAAACTAGATACCGACAAGATAAAAAAAGCTGTGCATCCTTTTGCAGACCACTTGCTAGAACAGGGATTGTTAGAAGATGATATCAGAGGTTTTACAACAGCGTCTGCTAGACGCGAAGCACCTAGCATGGTGTTTGGAATCTCTTCTCCCGGCCCATTAGATAGACGTACAGGATCTAAAAGACAGAACATAGGTACAAGAGACAGTCAAACTCCAAAACCTGTTCCAGTCAGTAGATTAGGTGGAACGCAGTTTGTTATGGATGACGGAGATGATAGATATTTCCGTAAAACTCCTCCTAAAGGTCCGAACGCCGGTCCTCAGGAATACGTTGACACTGAAGATCCAAAGCTGAAAGATCCCTACCAGCCAGATATTCCCTACAGCGAATATTTTAGGATTAGAACGAGAACCGGTCATCAACTGTTGATGCACAACTCGGAAGATTTAATTTATATTGCTAATGCTGCTGGTTCTACTTGGATAGAGCTTACCGCTGGAGGAAAGATAGACATCTATGCAGCGGATTCTATTTCAATACATTCCGAAGCAGATTTTAATTTCCGTGCTGATAGAGACATTAACTTTGAAGCTGGCAGGAACATGAACTTTAGAACTGAATCAGGTCGCTGGCAAGCTGAAATAGCCACTGATATGAATTTTTTAATAGCCAACGATGCGAAACTCAGTGTTGGCAGCAATCTTGATATTCTAGTTAATGCTACTACAAAAATCTCTCAGCGAAATGATTTTCACTTAGACACCAACGGAAACAACAATATTTCTGCAGGTGGAAACACCAGCATTGGTAGCGT